CCATGTATGAGGTTTATGGATTTGGATTATAGACATTCGGTCAATAATGTGTATTCAGCTTCTGGGAATCCTTGTGTACTGGTTAGTCCAACTCAATCTGAAACGATGGTATTTACTGTTCCATTTGTATTTCCTTATTACTATCTCTTATTGAATAGTTATGGAATGAATCGAATAGCTAATACATCAGCTTATAGATCAATGGGTGGACTCAAGGTATATGTGTTAAATCCACTCCAACAATATAGCACAGCTCCATCAAACCCTGTTGGTGTTTCGATTTATGCTAGGATGGTAAACGTTTCTTTACAAGGACCAGCAAATCTTCATGAATTTGAAGTTACACCATTGAAACCTGTTCCATCTACGATGTTGACACCAGAATCCACTACGGGATCTAGCAATTACATTAACAAGGCAACAGCGAGTGGAAAAGGTTTTGTGCGTCAGGCAAAAAGAAATGTTGAGGCAAAGAAGAAATCGGCAAACCCCATTATAGAAGAACAAGAACAGGATGATCCGTCAACGAGCATAGCGACAATACCAGTGACTGGTACATTCACTAGAGTGAAGAACGTTATGAAAAGATTGTATTCGACTTTGGTCGATACTAGTTACCCAGAAACTATCGCTCATGAATGTAATCCAGTTTCACTTGATCCGTATACAGCAATGGTACCGAGACAATTCAATATGGCTAATACTCATGGACTTAATCCATCAATTACCCTTACTATGCATCCAGGTGCAACCATTGATAAACATCCGTGTTTATTGGGATCACATGCTGCTGAAATGGATTTAGATTATGTTTTCTCTACACCATCGTTAGCTCGAATTATACCTTGGACTGCAGAAAGTCAGAGTGGAGTTCAAATAACAGATTGGATTGCTGTGAGACCAGGATTTCGCGGACCTGGATATGATACAATATTATCTTGGTCAACACTTCCATATCAAATGTGGAGAGGATCTATTCGAGTCATGTTTCATATCACTGCAAGTAGTTTTCATGCAGGACGATTGGCTTTAGTTTGGGTACCTCCAGAGTCTGGATATCCACAGGATGGAGCAACATTGTTAAGTACACTTGAAGGGAAAGCTATTATGCGAATTATTGATATTAAGACCGAGTCACAAGTAGCAGTTACTTTTCCATATTTTTCGATGAGACCGTGGAAATTACGAACAGCATTAAATGACAATGCTCGACTAAATGCACCTCCAAATATTGGTGATGGAACAGTTTTTGATTTATATGCTTCAGGATATTTCGCTTTCTTCGTTGTGAATGAACTTACGCATAGTGAAAATCCTCCGCCACCAGTGTACATTAATGCTTTTGTATCTGGAGGTGAAGATTTCCAAGTTGCTTATCCTTCAATTGAAAAATTAGATGCAGGGGCTTTTCAATTTGTTAGATCAACTGATGTTGATGAAACCATGGAACCAGAATCTTTTACGAGAGATGAAATGAGACTTGGAGATTATACGCCCATGTTTGATTATTCAACAATACCGGATAATAAGATTACAGCACCTGAAGTCCCAACTACCATAAATGAGGTTGTATCAAGATATTACATTAAATCGTTTAATGCTACTAGTGATGTGATACTTTTCAATAGATTTTCGAGCATCTTTGCACCATGGACAGATGGATCCATACCGTTTTATTTATGGTACGAAGCAATTTATCGATTTAGAAGAGCAGATTTCAATTTTAAAATTGGAGATACACAAACTGATTTTGCTATGTGCGCTGCTACTCAAATAACTGCACCAATGATAGATGCTGGATTGGAACCTATTTTCATTCAAAATGCTTTGGGTCCTGCTTCTTATGAGTCACTCTTGTCTCAAGGAGGGATTACAGTTGAAAGGCCTGTATCAAATGGATTGGAAATCACACTACCATATTTTGGAACATCATTGTGTGAAATTACTGGTTTCGCAGATATGACCGATATACGTCGAGAGCAAGGTTTGAATGTTAATTCGACATTGGCCGCATATAAGACAAATGCTGGTGATGCATCATCAACTATGTATGTGTCGGCAGGAGACAATTAT